TCCGTGAAATGGAGAAAGATGCAGAAGAAATTTTCCCGATTTCCAGCCGTGCCTACATACTCAATCTGATATCATATAGATTGAAGGATAAAGAGCCGGACAAAAAGTGGGGAATTAAATCAGATCAAAATAATGGGATCGTCACTGTTACAAGAAAGCGATAATATATCCATTCTTCGCGGATATATTATCACACCTGGAATGGCTATGATTTTGCTTGATAATATACTCCGTATAATGTCATCAGAGGCATTTGGAAAAGATAAATCAGCATATATAGTAGGGGGTGAAAAGAAGTTGATCAGTCTTATTGAGGCAGGTAAAATTGATAGCGATAAACCTGTCAATAAACAAAATGGGAAGTGGCGTTGCAATGCAGCTCAGGTGTTGCTGCATTGCAAGTGCTCAAACAAGAAAAGTAAACGTAGCAAAAAATCTAAGAGATGAAAGCATTAAGAATTTCTCAAAATGTAGTTTCTATTGTTGGCATTTGGGCGGCAATTTGGTTAGGGGATGGCATAAATGCCAGTTATAAAGAGTATATAGCTTCTGTGATCATTATTATAATGGTATTTCTTATGTATGTGTTCCAAGGTATATACGAGGAGAAAATTTCTAAAAAGGAATAGTATTCAAGGATGCAAGATAAGGGCTTTCCAGTTTTATAATAGGTCGTTTGCCATGTAGTTTTTGTTTAGGTGTTAGTTTTCTGGAAAGTGGCTTTCTTCTCGGTTCGATGCCGGGACTTGCACGAAAGTCCGTGAGGATGATTTTAACGTTTGTGATTAGATTAGCCCGGAATAAAAATCCGGGCATTTGCCTGGATAGCTCAGTGGATAGAGCGCTGTGTGTGGTGGAAGGTTGGGAGTTCGAGTCTCTCAAGAAATACTCTTAGCTCAACGGGAGAGCACCACAAGCAGAGGTCGGCGGTTCGAATCCGTCTCTTGGCACAAGTAGCCCGTGAGGGTGAAATCAATCAAAGGTTAATATTTTAATCAAATCAATCAAAGTTGCCAGCAGCGGCTGGCAACGAAATGAAGTAGTGGCGGAATGGTAGACGCTTAGTTTCAGTGGTGACAATGCACGAATAGCATCACGAGTGGGAAAATCAAACTATTAAATCCCCACATATGCACAATCAGAAACTGAAACGAAAAATCCTGTTGTAAAAGTTAGAGGTTCGACTCCTTTCTACTTCGCAAACACATGAAGGTGATTAATAGTATCATGTAGTTTTGTATTTGTGTTTGTACTGGGTGTGCTGTTCGTGAGAATAGTACACCTTTCTTATTCCGGACGGTTAGCTTATCGGTTAGAGCTTCGTGTTGCGCAACCAATTCAAAACGAGTGGGAGGGGTTCGATTCCTCTACCGTCCACAATTAATGTATTATTATGGAATTAACCGAAAGACAAAAACTAATTATCGCTGGGAAGATATGTCCATATTGCGGTAATCCAACAGAGTTTGTCGATAGTTCTGTTGTTTATCGAAGGTCATACGGAATGATCTATTTGTGTTCTGGATGTGATGCATATGTAGGAGTTCACAAGGGTACTAATAGAGCATTAGGAAGAGTTGCACGAAAGCCACTTCGTAAAATGAAGCATCAAGCTCACGAGTATTTCGATAAGATTTGGGAGCTTGGTTACATGAAAAGAACTGAAGCTTACGCATGGCTTTCAAGAATGCTTGATCTACCTTCTGATTATACCCATATTGGGATGTTTTCAGAAATCACATGCTTACGTGTAATTAATTTCAGTAAGCAGCTTCTGAACGACTATCGCACACTTGACTTGAGTAATGGGAGAGAACCAAGAACTCCATATTACCCATTATAAAAATGGCGCTAAAATGGCGAAGTTTCCGTTTGCTAACTTCGTCATTTAACGATAACTTTACTGATGTAATAAACTAAAAGTCAAACCAATAACAAAAAGAATTATGGCTGCAAGTAAAAAAGTTGAACCAGTAGTTCAGCAATCTGTAGAAAACAAACTCAATTCTATCAGACCTCTTTTGGCATCTGAGATTGAATGCAGAGTTGGAAGTATGAAGAGTGATGGCTCCGGTTGCTCTCTGTTGCTTTACAAAGATGCGAGGGTGGACATGCGATTGCTTGATGAGGTATTCGGTCCTATGAATTGGAAACGTACCCACGATGTCGTAAATGGCAATTTGTTCTGTACGCTATCCATTTGGGATAATGATAAAAAAGAGTGGGTCTCAAAGCAGGATGTAGGTACTGAGTCCAATACGGAAAAAGAGAAAGGTCAGGCTTCAGACGCTTTTAAGCGTGCGGGGTTCAATTGGGGTATAGGTCGGGAACTTTATACTGGGCCTTTCATTTGGATTAAACTGGACAAAAGCGAGATATATTCAAGTAAATCGGGCTCTTATGGTTTATATACTAAGCTTAAAGTAAAGGAGATTGTTTACAATCAGCAAAAAGAAATAACCGGTATTGCTATTTCAGATGACAAAGGACGTGTGCGTTATACTTTCGGTCAGACGAAAGAAAAAGTAGATGAGAGACCCAATACAAAAACTGAAACCAAAGGTTCGGGTACTGTTTTCACTGGTGCTGACCTGGATAGGGCAATTTATGAAATGACCTCTGTAAAAAGCAGGGAAGAACTTGAAAGAGTTTGGGCTAAACACCCGGCCATGCAAAATAATAACGAGTTTAGAAATATAACAATGGAGATGGGAAGATCTTACCCACCCAAACAATGAGAAGCAATGATAGAATTAGTTAAATCTGCTGTGGTTTTTAATGAAGAGAACCACACGTACCTTTTAGGTGACAAACTGTTGCAGGGAATAACAGGAATGATAAGTCGGCAGCTGTTCCCGAATAAATATAAAGATATTCCTGAGTTTATATTGAAGAGGGCTGCCGAAAAAGGTAGTCGTATTCATGCACAATGCCAGTTTGTCGATTCTACAGGATTCACACCTGAGAGTATTGAGGCTGAAAACTATTTGAAAGAGCGAACGAATGCCGGTTATAAAGCATTTGCCAACGAGTACACTGTTTCAGACAATGAGCATTTTGCATCGAATATAGATTGTGTATGGGAAAAGGATGAACGAATTTCTCTTGGAGATATCAAAACTACTGCTAATTTGGATTTAGAATACCTGAGCTGGCAGTTGTCAATCTATGCTTATTTATTTGAACTTCAGAATCCGCTAATAAAAGTTGATAAGCTGTTTGGTATTTGGCTGCGAGGTGATAAATCCGAGTTGGTTGAGATTGAGCGTAAACCCGATTCTGAAGTCAAGAAGTTACTTGAGTGCGAAATAAAAGGTGAACAATACCAATCTAATGCTCTTGTTCCTGCTGATGATAAATTACTGATCCCAATGCAGCTTGTAAATACCATAGTCGGAATTGAGGAAGAGCTTTCCAGTCTATCCGAAATTCAGAAAGGGTATAAGGAGAAGTTGAAAACGGCTATGAGAGAGAATGGCGTCAAATCTTGGGATGCCGGAAGATTGCGTGTTAGTTACACTCCATCTTCACAGAGTAAGAGTTTCGATTCAAAGAAATTTCAAGAGGAGCATCCGGAACTTTATTCTAAATATGTAAAGTCCACAACCAAGGCGGATAGTATTCGCGTAACCATAAGGGAGGAAGACAAATGAGTTTGAACAAAATCATGTTAATCGGGCGAGTTGGCAAAGATCCCGATGTAAGAGCGTTAGACGGGGGTGCTAAAGTTGCCTCGTTTACTTTTGCCACTACTGATAAAGGCTATACACTTGCAAACGGAACTCAGGTTCCTGAGCGTACCGAATGGCATAATGTAATTATGTGGAATAAAACCGCTGATCTTGCAGAAAGGTATATACATAAAGGAGACAAGTTATACCTGGAAGGGAAATTGCGAACACGTAGTTATGATAAAAATGGAGTAAAGCATTATATTGCAGAGGTTTTTGTCGATTATATGGAAATGCTCACTCCAAAGCTTCAACAGCCGGCTGCTCCTGCTCCGATTCCCGCTCCTGTGCAACAGCCCACATCGAGTTACCAGTCTCCTGCTCCAAAGCCTACATACCAGTCTTCTTCGTATCAGCAAGATTCAGTACCTTTACCTGATCTTCCTTTTTAAATTATGGCAGATGCTATTCTAACAAAAAAAGACGGGGTAGTCACTATGGATAAATCGTTTGACTATCTCTGTTCTACGCTTAAAAATGGTATTTATACTGTTAGTATAAAGAGAAAAGTTGAGCCGAGGACACTGTCACAAAATGCATTGATGTGGTTGTGGTTTTCTTGCATCGAGAAGGAAACCGGTACAGACAAGTTAGATATACATGATTTCTACTGCAGGAAGTTCCTTATCCGCCAAATCTGTGTGAGTGGCCATGCCATATCTGTCATAGGCAGTACATCGAAACTTAATACGATCCAGATGAAAAATTTCATGGATAAGGTTCAGGCTGATGCTGCTGCCGAATTCGGAATAAACCTACCATTACCTGCTGATAAATATTATCACGAGTTTATCAGTGAGTATCAACATAGGTAAGTATAACTATTTAATTTATTGAATAATGAGTTTAAGGATTTCAAAAGCTAAAATGACCAAGAAGGGTTGTTTAGAGGTCTCTTATGCCGATTTGGAAGGCAATGACATTGTATTTAGAGGCATAAACCCTGTTCATGTTGATTTAAAAAATGCGCTTCAGAATCTTATACCATTTATGGTTGAGATTACGGAACAAAAAGAATCCGGTTATATAAACTGGGAACGTCCTGCATCCTGTCTCGAAGATGAGTTTTTTAAAAAGTTTGATGTTACGGGTGTCAGTATTGGCGGTGATTCTTCTTTTGAAGTATGTGTGCTGACTGCAAAGAGAACATTGATGACGAATAAAGTGCTCAATATTTGTTCTCCTGGTATTGGATTTGACCCGGACAACGAGCAATATGTACACTGTGAGGATTTCCGAGATGCTGTACATAAATTACTCTATGAAGCCGAGTTGTATGTTACTGAAAACAAATGCTCTGAGATACAGAAAGAGTTTGAGTTTAAGGAAGGTGAGGATCCTTTTGATAAAACAGATGGAACGGACGAAGAAGAGGATGGAGAAGGTGAATACTCTACTGTTGAACACGAAGAATTTGTATTAGAACCTGCTTCATGAAACCTATTTATGTGACTAAAACCCCTAATCTATACCGGATTCAGTTCGAGTATCATCCTAAATTGGTTGAGGTCATAAAAACGATACCAAGCAAGCCGCGCTACGACGGTACTGACCGGGCGTGGCTTGTTAGTATTAATGATTCACGTTATCCATTCGGGAAAGATGCCGCCTGGTATGTGGAAAGATTCGCCCAGTGGGCCGTACACATGCAATTCTGCTCTGTTGTTAAGCAGAGGGAGGTCACGGAAGACATAAATTACGATTTACCGAACATGAAGCCCTTTGTGGGAGAACATTACATGTTGCTGCAACCATATCAATATCAGTTGGAGGGCGTACAGTACGCCGTAGAAAAAAAACGGTGTATACTCGGTGATCAACCGGGATTAGGCAAGACATTACAGGCAATTTGCACTGTTGTCAAAGCGCACCGGGAAGCTGTAATCTATGGTGAATCATTTCCTACGTTAGTTGTTTGCCCGGCTGCTCTGAAAGTGAATTGGCAGCGTGAATTCAAGAAATTTGCCGGGCTTAATGCTATTATACTTGATGACAGTAACCGGCAGACCTGGCATTCTTTTTATGATTGCAAGAAGGCTGATGGAAGCCCTTTGTGCGAGGTGTTTATTACTAATTACGAATCACTTAAGAAGTTCTTTGTAAAGCGTGTGAGTGAAGGTGGTAAATTGACGATGAAGGGTATTCTGTTCGATGAACGTGTTAATCTGTTCAAGTCTGTCATAATTGATGAATCCCATAAATGCAAATCCGGCAAAACCCAACAGGGGAAATTTGTAGAGGGTATTTGCAAAGGGAAAAGATTTGTACTTGCACTTACCGGTACTCCTGTTGTGAACAATAATACAGACCTTATACAACAGCTTAAAATCCTTGGGCGTTTGGAGGATTTCGGAGGGTATAGTCGTTTCGTTGAGAGATACTGTGATGGTCCAAAGCAAGCATCTAACGTAAAAGAACTGAATTGGAGACTTTGGAACTGTTGCTTCTTCAGGCGTGAAAAATCTAAAGTACTCACTCAGCTTCCGGACAAAACACGTCAGTACTTGCAGATTGATATTACGAACATGAAGGAATATCAATCTGCAGAGTCCGATATAGTGAAGTATCTTAAACAATACAAGAACGCATCTGATGCACAGGTACAACGGTCTATGAATGGTGCCGTGATGGTGAAGATGGGGCTTCTCAAACAAATATCTGCACGTGGGAAAATTAAGGCTGTATCTGAATTCATTCATGATGTTATAGATGGTGGTGAGAAGCTTATCGTATTTGGCTATCTGAAAGAGGTTATTGCAGAGCTGAAGAAGGAGTTTCCGAATGCTGTTACCGTTACTGGCTCTGACAATATCAGTCAGAAGCAATTTGCTGTAGACTCCTTCCAAAATAATCCGGATTGTAAATTAATCATTTTGAATTATAAATCGGGTGGTACCGGATTAACTCTTACAGCTTCAAGCCGGGTTGCTTTTATTGAATTCCCCTGGACTTTCAGTGATTGCGAACAGGCAGAGGACCGGGCACACCGAAATGGGCAAAAGAACAATGTGAATTGCTATTATTTCTTAGGTAAAGATACCATTGACAAGTATATGTATGATGTCATTCAAACTAAAAAGAATATAGCAAATGGCGTGACTGGCACCGATGATCAGGTCGAGGAGAATATGGTAAATCTTGCAATGGACTTATTCAGGGATAAATTATGAAACCATTCCGATTAATAGTGAACGGAGGTAACACTCATATTCAGGAATATAAAAAAGAAATGCTGTTCGGGCCGGAATGGGTTACAATCATATCCTTTATCGGTTGCCGGAACAGGTGTAAACAGATTGTAGATCTTCTCAATGAATGTCATACGATCTCAAAAAACAAGAAAAATGACTGAAGAAGATATTAAGAAACTGGAAGCTAAGTATTCTGAAACTAAGATTCAGCATATATGCGTTGAATGGTTTAGGAACACATTTCCCAATGTTGCCGGATTATTGTTTGCTATACCCAATGGTGGTACGCGAACTAAGAAAAGTGGTTTTATGCGGAAATATGAAGGCGCAATTGCCGGAGTTGCCGATTTAATTCTTCTTTTCCCTCGAGGTGGTAAATGTAGTCTCTGTATTGAGATGAAAACGCCTCGCATAAAAGGAAAGGGCGGCGGGATACAATCATCATCACAGAAGGAGTGGCAAGGGTTAGTTGAAAAATATGGTAGTGAATATGTCGTTTGTCATGGATTGATTGAGTTCATAAATAGTGTCTGCAATTATTTGAGGGCCGATCCTCGGCCTTACATAAATGATGTCTTACGGAATTATTATAAATTGATATGACCTATATTGAACTTATCAATAGATTTTGGGAACTTGATGAAGGTTGGCAATTTTCCTGCTGTGAAACGAGGCTTTATTTTTACTTGCTAAAAATTGCGAATCGTTTAGGCTGGGAGGATAACTGGACACGTAGTGATACAAAGGTGTCATCTGACGTGGGAGTGTCAGTGAAAGTATTCAAGTCTGCCAGAAATAGATTAGTTCAAGCAGGTCTTATTGAATGTAAACAAGGCAATGGAAGAGGCAATAAATCAACGTATTCGATAAAAGGTGTACAAAAAGGTATGCAAAATATACCACCTTTACGGCAACCTTTAGGGATACCTTTAGGTTACCCTTTAGGGACACCTTTACAAGAAAGATCCCCCATACCCCCTAAAGAAGAATATAAGACAGAGACTAAGACAAAGAAAGAACCCCCTAAAGGGGGTAAGAAAGAAAGCAACTCTGGCGAGCTTTTTCCGGTTCCTAAACTTGAGAAACCTAAAAGGATTGCGAAAGAATTAATAAATCCTACGCTTGATGACGTTATTCAATACTTTATCAGTCAAAATGCACCTGAACGGTTATCTGATTGGCACGAACATGCAGAGATATTTTTCAATCATTTTGATTCGATAGGGTGGAAAAATGCTAATGGGGTGAAAATTGAGCGTTGGGAATCCAAGGCTAACCTTTGGATATTGGATCATGTACGTGAAGAGCGTAAAAATGAATTAGTAGACCATGACGGAAGAGGAAAAGGATCTATCAAACCAACTTCAAAGTTTGATGGAGAAGGAAGCCAGCAAGCGCAAGCTGACAATTCGACAAATAGAGAATCTGATACAAAGGCACAAGGCAAGTATTCTGGACGTTTCTGAGTATGACTTGACCGATACACAAGAGTATTACAGCCATTGGAGTTTAATTTCTAACCTTGGCGCGGATTATACAGAACGTGAGTTTAGAAAGTTTGATGTTGATGACAACAACTCTACACTAATTCAGTTTCTTCTGTATTACTTCAATGGATGCCGGTATGCTCAAAATGTGTTTCCTGAAGAGGATTATAAGGTTCATAAGAATCTTTTGCTTATTGGTGAACCTGGTACTGGGAAAACAATGTTAATGCAGATTTTTTCCGATTATCTGAAGCTCACTTGTAATCCGAATGCTTTTGAAAATTTGTCTGTTACTCAAATGATGAACTATTATAAAATTCATGGGCATATTGACTTGTACACTTACAATGAAAATCAATCCAAAGGATTTAAACCAAATCCCTTTAACATCTGCTTGAACGATATCGGCCTGGAAACGGAGAACCAAAAATCGTATGGTACCAGTCTTGATTCTGTTATTGATGAATTTCTTTATGCCCGGTATGAGATTTTTCAACAATACGGTAAGAAGTATCATATAACTTCGAATCTTGGTATAGACGAATTTAAGAAACGTTTCGGACCAAGATTAGTAGATCGTTTCAAGACGTTTAATGTTCTCCCTTTGTGTGGTGAGAGCCGTAGAATATAGTTGCTATGAAAGTTACAATTTACTGGGTTACTAAAGACCCGGATAAGGTTGCTCGTATCAGAGATCGTTTCGGCATTGGAACTTATCGAAGTGTGAACGGTGAAACTCCTGCTGAAATACGGGAAGAAGATTTAGAACTTCTTCGAGAAACGGAAAGACGCGGCTTCATTCAAATACGGAATAAGCCCGAATGAAAATGGCGTTAAAATGGCGAAGTTTCTGTTTGCATAACTTGTCATTTTACGATAACTTTACTGATGTAATAAACTAAAAATCAAACCAATATAATTAAATTATG